TCCTCCTCTATTGTATCTTCTAACTGAACCTCAGATATTAGTTCTGCATCATCCATAGACGCTAATCTTTTTATAATGGATAATCTAATAGCATCTGCCGTTATAGATTTTTCCCAATCTTCAGTCTCGTGATATACACTAAAACCTAAAAAGCCACGACTATTATATATCATTTTTCATATCCTCCTTTAAAGCTAAACCTATTTGCATTGCTATTTGAGGAACTATTGCATTTCCCAACATCCTCAATCTTTGGGGTCTGTTTTTTTGTTCGACTGTGACTCTTGGGACTCCTCGAGGTTCGTCCATCCAATAGGATAACCCATTAGCCACTCCGTCCAATTCGCATTGAGTCTGCCGTCTCCCTCCTCTTGGAAAATCTTGTGAGCCAAGTCCACTTGTCTGCCGTCCCTCAATCTCTTCTTGTAGTATTCGTGATTCCCGTTGTAACTGTGTTTCACTAAACCTGCATTCGGTGTCGGATATTTCCATTCCTTCATTCGAGGTGGTCTCAGAGTTACTCCGTTCATCATTGCTTGAGCCTCTTGTTCCGTCATCTCTCCTCTCTCCACTTTCTTTCTGAAGATCAATGTCATTCCCTCCGAGGCATGACCGAACCCCTTCGTTGTTGGAGTTGGATAGTTCGTTTCGTAAAGAGCCATTGTTTTCTTGTCCACTTGCTCCCTTAGATTGCTCGGTCTCTTCCGACCTTTTCTGTGACCCTCTTGCAACTTCTTCGTCCCCTCTTCCGATCTCGGAGGTAGAGCATCCATTGTATTCGGTGTCGCCCACATTTTTACAGATGATCCAGAGTCTGTCTCTTTTGTGTCTCGCTCCGACACTTGAAGCCGAAACAACAAATTGCCTCGTATGGTAGTTGATCCTTTCCATTTCAAAGAGTACCTCGTCAAGTCCCATTGAGACATGCCCATAAACATTTTCGAAAACACAATAAGTGGGTCTTGTTTGTTCAACAATTCTATGGATGTACGGAAAGATGTGGCGAGGGTCTTCTTCTCCTCTGCGATTTCCCGAGACCGAGAAGGGTTGGCAAGGGTAACCACTTGTGAGTACCCACTTTTCTCCTTTGTTGATTTTGCTTGAAATAAATCTTCTTGGGTCATTTGCGATCTCCTTAACATCGTTATAAGTTGGAACATCTTTCCAATTCTTTTTTAAAACTTTTCTACACCATTCATCAAAGTCGCAGAACATTATAGGCTCTGCGAATTTTGCCCATTCGAAACCGAGAGAGAAACCTCCGATCCCACTACATAAAGAAACTTCTTTAATCATTTATTTCTCCCATATCTTTTTTTAAATCTGCTTCGCAATCTTGACATGCATAATATGGTAATTGTATTGAATCCACTAATTCTGTTTTATCAAAAATATTACCACAACCATCACATATCCATTCTTCAATGAAGTTAATCATCAATGCACCTCCTCATTCTCATTTGGTGTACTTAAAAAAGGAAACTGCTCTTCTAATACTTTGCGAACTTTCTGTTCTACCAAGTCTTTAAACCAATCACTCTCGGTAATAACATCTATTTCGTTTATAGCTTCTTCCATTATTCTAGACCTTTGCTCTTTATTCAGAACTGACATTATCTTTCCTCCTATCTAAATAAACCCTAAGATGAGTTGATGCATTTATTGGTTGACCAAACTCATACTTTCGCCAATCTAAATCTTTCCTTAGATGTTGACCTTTGACAGTAATATAATAACCATCTTTATTTAAAAACTTCTTCAAGCATTTAATAAAAAGGCGACCATATGGATTGTTTGGAACTTCTGTAAAATGATAACGAGGAACAGAGACGACACCTTGTCGTCTCCATTTCTCAATTGCTTTTGGATTTATTTTTCTAGCCAAGTCTCAATGCCTCCGAATAAACTTTTTCTCTTGTCCAAGTAGGATTTCTTTCTTGTAAATCTTTGATGTTTTTATTGACCCTACTTTCTACATCTGCATTATTTTCCAAGCCAAGCTTATCTGCGATTTTATCGAGAGTTTCTTGACCACTACTACTAAGACGATCAAAGTCCCAATACATTTGATCGACCCATGTTCTAAGATCATTAATATCACTTAACCTTAATTTATCCATTCGCTTGAGCCTTTTTTTGACCTTCAAGAAAACTATTAACATCTTGTTTACCAAACAACTTTTTTGCTTGATCATCAGAGATTATATATTCTCCCTTTTTTTGATTGTCTGAAACAATCCAAGGCAATTTCCTGGATTTGACTTTATAACCAATGAGAGTGTATCGTGGGTGTTTTCTCTCCAAGTCTAGATCAAAGTACTTTGCATAATGCTCTAAGTCTTCTTTCTCTTTTTTCCTTGCAATGTCTTGAACAGAATTACCTTTGAAAGTAACAATCAATTGAAACTTTGCTTGGTCTTCTTCAAAAGAACAATTACCAAGATGAAACTCAAACTTGTTGTCATACATTTCATTAACATATCTTTTTAAAGACTCATCAAATATATCTCTAATATTTCTTAAAATTGGTCGTGTAAATTTATCTGTCATTATGTCCTCCATTGTCAGATAGTTTTTGTTGATAGTCTTTACTAGGTTTCCCCCAATAAAGTCTATATCCCTCTTCGGAATGCTTTTCGGCACAATCTTCGCACCTAAAATAATCTGCATGAGTAAAGTCTATTTCACTTTCATCAAACATTTCTGCACACCCATCGCAAGTTACAGATTTTGATAACTTGTTCCTATGGATATGATGATATAATTTACTTGCCATTATCTATCCTCCCAATCATTTTTATGATTATGTAAAGCATTGATGCCAAGATTAAAAACTAATTCATTATAGAATTCTGTTAATTGAATTATCTTTTGTTCATCATCATTTTCTGTAACCATATCTTTTAATTTATTAATTACATAAAACATACAAACTTTATTATCTAATTGTATGTCATCAGTTATTGGAGGCATTTTTAAATCATGTAATTCTTCATCAACAATTTCAAGATCATTAACTAAGTCAAGAAATTCTGGTTTTCTAAGCCTCTTAGTTAGTTTATCAAAATTATTATATTCATCTGTCAATGCACTAATAACATTAAATAGTTTTTCTTCTGCCCTTACCATGATTGCATCCTCTCTATATTTACTTCTTGTTGAAATTCATGTAATAACTCTTCTGCATGATCAACAAACATCTGCGATCCAAAATGTTTGCGAACTTCTTTTATAACTTGTTCATTAGTTAAATCTTGTAGTTTTTCTCCAACAAATAATTCAACCTCTAACATTTTATCTTTTAATCTGCTCATTTAAATCTCCCTCCAACATTATAATCTCTACATAAAGTTAATATTTCCTTAAACGTCATAGCATCATATAACTTGATGTTATGTTCTTCTTCGAAATACTCCGAGAAACTTCTCTTATCACTTGATAAAAGTAAATTCCAAAGTAATTCAAACTTGCGACCCTCTTGTTGCCAACAAGAATTCCTTTCTATAATTTTTCTTAACTCTTCATATATTGTCATCTAAACCTCCTCAATTTCTTGTATTGTTTTTAAAACTCTTCCTAATCTTTTTTCTAATGTTTTTCTACAATCTATTAATTCATCATCAGTTAATTCTCTAAGACTACAATGTGTTTCTTCAACATCATCAAAAACTTCATTAATTAAATCTTTGATTGTCATTATTAAGCCTCCACAAATTGGTTAATATCTTTTAATTTATTTATGATTATTGTAGTCTCTTCAATTTCTTGATCTAGTATATCATCAACATTTGTATTCATTAATACATTACCAAATTTCATAAGCTTGAATTCATGATATAAAGGATAGTTTGTTTTATTGTACATTGTCATTCCTCCTCAATGGTAAAATTATTATATCCTCCATCTCTTCATCAGTTTTAAATTTACCTAAACAAAAATCAAATGCTTGGTCTTTTGTATCAAAACCTATATCGAATAATTTGTATTGATTGTAATCATAAATAAAATATTTAATCATTGTGTTTCCTCCTAGTGAGTTTTAAAAATAACTTGTCTTTTTGGTTGTTCCCAACATAAACCACAACTACCACAACTATTGGTTAAACCAATTTGTTCGGGACATTGTATAGATTTGTCTTTTTGGGGGGTTTGTAATTCTTCTGAATTTGCAGAAAATTCTTGTTTTAGATCATTACTAAATCTAACTGAAAATCTCTTTTTATATTTAATTCTTAAACTTAAAATTGCTTGAGCAATGTATCGTGATTGTTGATATTTTGAACTAGTACTATTTGCAGTATATCCATAAATGGCAATATTAGGATAAAGAGTTAACATGATATCCCAAAACCAAACATATTCAACATTGAAAAAATCGCCTAGTATATGCAATCTTATTAATGCTTTTTTACCTTTTAATTCTTTAATGTCATTGTGAATTCTATTTGTTAAAAGTCTTTCATCACTATTGCTCATTCTATGAGCAAAAGGCATATTATTTCCAAAGCAATCTTTCCAATGAAAACAATCTTTTGGACAAGTTTCCCTTTCAACTAATGTTAATGTATAAAATTTATAATCTTTAAATGATCCCTTTAAAACTTTTTTCCCAAGCTTTTTATTTGTACTTGGTTTTAAAACTTTAAATTGATAATCTTCTAAATTATGTATATTCTTTTTATACTTTGTAGTAACTAACATTTTAAATCCTCCGAATAATATAAGTAATTATGGGATAATATAATAACTATGTCAAGCGAAAAAAACTTTTTTAAACAAGTAAAAGCATCATTAAATAAATCTGATTTTATCCAAAAAATAGAAAACAAATATAATAGTGGTTTTCCAGACCTAATTATTATTACTGAAACATTGCCATTATTTATTGAATTAAAAGCACCTATAAAAGGAAATAGGATAAAGCTTGAAAAGTCCCAAGTATCAACACATTTAAGGATAAACAAGAATAATTATATTTCTTTTATCTTAAAAAATGACCCTCGCACCTCTAATGCATTTTTATTTGACGGATATTCTGTAGCAAATGCGATAGTTTTGGGACAAGAAGAACCATGTTTCGTGTTTCATGGATCAATAAGTCAATGCTTGCAATCTGCGAACGAAAAAACTATGAAACGAGTTTGCGAGTTTCATAGTTTTTGAACCGAGGCAATCTGCGAACTAGAAAAAATTGCCAAGCACAAAGTAACGAAGTGGTCGCTTGCGAACTTTGTGCTTTTAGAATAAAGAATAAAAAAATTTGAGATAAAAAAAAGGGAGGCTTTCGCCCCCCTCGGTTAAATGATTCTATGATTTAATTTAAAATCTTTTCTATGTTGGTAGTGTTGCATTTGTTCTTGTAAATGATGAACAACCGAGAAAGCCATATCCATTCCACAACCTCCGACAACTAAAGCATCATGATACTTGTTCATTTTATAATCTAGAAAATCGGAAATTCTAGGGGTTATAAATCTAGGCTCATTGTTTCGAATATAAAAAAATGAAATGTGCCTACTCATTCCACTTTGTGAAACATGCTTAATCATACAATAAATTGTATCATTCTTTTTTAAATTAGTTTTAAAATAATCATAAGCCTCGAAATGTTCTTGAGTTTTTTTCTTCATTTATTTGCCCTCCATTTTCTGCAATCTTAATTCCATTTCTTTAACTATTAAAACTAGTTTTTGAAGTTCTTTAACTACAACTATTATTGGATCTTGGTTTTTCATTTTATTTGTCCTCACATCTTGGTTAATTGTTCCTTATAGGATAATCTAGGATCATGAAACAGTCAAGCAAAAACCTGGTTTTGTGCATCATTTTTTGTGATACCTCGTATCAAATCTTATTGTTTGACTGTGACATATTTGCAACACTCTGTGACATTTCTGCAACTTAAAAAAACTTGACAAAAAAACGAAACGAGTTTGCGAGTTTCGTTTTTTTAAAACTGCGAGCCACAACTCTGAGCATCGAGCCCAACAAAAAAAAGGAGAGCCGAAGCCCTCCCCTTTCCACCAAGGAAACTTGTTATTCTGTCCATCCGATAGGAGGCTCCTCATCATCATAGTCTTCGGGATGACGACAACGAGTTCCATCTTTCATTAATGGTTGACCATTATCATCATACTTTCCCCAATACGGATTGACATGCCACACATCTCGATCACTACATATCCAAGGAGAATCTTGGTTCTGCTCTCCTCTTATTCTAGCATCTTCTTTATCCCATTCGGCATCAGTTGAATAATTAAATTCGTTATGCTCTTCTAACTGCCTATTCATTTACTTCTCCTTTGGTTAACTTCTCTAGTTATATTCTTTAACGATACGTTGGCAATGGCTCTTGCTTTTCTCTGCGAGTCAAGTATTTCTTTCAATCCCTCTTTTGGAATACTGCGACCCAAAGAAATAAAAGCCATTCTCATTGGAACAACTTCGGTATCATTACAAATAGTACAACATCTTCCATTGGAAAGAGGAAGAGCAGAATGCCCCTCCTCCCATCCATTTGATTGTACATCTATTTCGTTAGTACAAATGGAACACTTCATTTATGCATCCTCCTTTTCTAACTCTTTTATTTCTTCTTCAATTCTTGCGATTTGTTTTAGAAGATTGAGTTCTTGTTTATTAACTTCGATTATCGCTTCTTTAAGACCAATTAATGTTCCACGCTTGTAACAAAGGTCTAATATATTTTTATAATCATCCATATTTTTATAAAGGGAAAAGGGAGCCGAAGCTCCCAATTCTAGTCCTCCTCCTTTTTTGATGTTAGTGATTCAAGATAAGTCTTCTTGATCATGACGTATTGCTCGTCATTACAAGCGACCAACTTATTTGTGATATTGAACAAGACTGCCTTAGTGACTTCGTCTGCAAAGTCTCCATTAAGTTTGTCTTGAAGCTCTGAGATATCATCTCTAAGAGATTGAACCTCGTGGTTCTCGGAAACTGCATCTTCGATGCGAGAGTCCACTTGCTCGTTCACCAACTCCTCGATGGCGTATTGTACATCAGACATATTGTCCTCCTTGGTAGTACGTTAAGGGATTATTCCCTAAAATCAGTGTATCAGATAAAGTGGGATAAGTTAAGAAAAAACTTGTTAATTTGCCATTATATCTTTTGATACTGTGTATCAACTTACCTGATACAAGGCCTGTGACATTTTTGCAACAAAGTGTGACATTTATGTCACATGCGACCTAAAAAAATTTGCCGAAAGGACTAGCTTCGATAGTGAAACTTGGGCGAGGAACGAGACCTAGTGTAGCTTGCGAAGCTAGTCCTTTTAAGGATCGGGGTTACTCCTAGCAAAAGGTAACTGACTTGAGATTACGAAGAGGGGGCACCCCCTAAATACGGGGGCATAAGGGTTACTTACACATCTATATTACAAAGATTGATAATTTCATTCAGATGTATTATTGTTCGGTTATGAATTATGAAGCCTTACCCAAAGAAGTGTTACAAGAAGTTCTGTTACTGGAACAACAGCACAAGCGACTTGAAACCAGAGAAATAGCCCAAACTAAATTTCTAGCCTATGCTAAACATGTATATGAGGGATTTATTGAGGGTAGACATCATCGTGTTATTGCCGAAAAGCTCGAGGACATTGCATCGGGTAACTTGAAGCGTTTGATCATCAACATGCCTCCTAGACACTCGAAATCAGAATTAGCCTCATATTTAATGCCTTCGTGGTTCTTGGGTCGTAATCCTAAATTAAAAATCATACAGGCTACCATGAACACGGAACTTGCTGTAAGATTTGGTAGAAAGGTTCGTGATCTCATTGCCGATCCCATATATGCTGAGATCTTTCCCAAGACGGACTTGAAACAGGATAGCCAAGCTGCAGGTCGTTGGGAGACTAGCCAAGGCGGGGAATATTTTGCTGCGGGGGTGGGTGCTGCAATGACAGGTCGTGGTGCCGATTTGTTGATCATTGATGATCCGCACTCGGAACAAGATGCATTGTCCACGGTTGCTTATGATAATACATATGAATGGTATACTTCTGGACCGAGGCAGAGATTGCAACCGGGGGGTACCATCATTATTGTGCAGACGAGATGGTCGAAGAAGGATCTGACGGGGCGATTAGTACAGAATATGGCGATGGACAGTATGTCCGATCAATGGGAGGTTATAGAATTTCCAGCGATACTTCCAAATGATAAACCATTATGGCCCGAGTTTTGGGAAACGGACGAATTATTAAAGGTCAAGGCTTCACTGTCCCCGGTCAAGTGGAACGCTCAATGGCAACAAAACCCGACCTCGGAAGCCGTTGCTATGATCAAGAGAGATTGGTGGCAACCTTGGGAGAGAAAAGATACACCCAGATTAGATTATATAGTGCAGAGTTATGATACGGCATATTCTAAAAAAGAGACAGCTGACTATAGTGCTATTACAACTTGGGGTGTATTTGAGCCAAAGGAAGATGGTGATCAGCATTTGATTATGTTGGATGCGAAGAAGGGTAGATGGAGTTTTCCAGAGTTAAAGGAAGTGGCGTTAGAAGAAAATGAATACTGGGAACCAGATTTGATGCTAATTGAGGCGAAGGCATCTGGTCAACCATTGGCTGATGAATTAAGATTATTAAATCTTCCCGTTACTACGTTCAGTCCTGGCAGACGAAAAGGTGGTGGGGGTGTTGATAAAACTATGAGGATGCATATCGTGTCACCTATTTTCGAATCGGGCAAAGTATGGTATCCTGAAGGAGAGAAATTTGCAGAAGATGTTATTGAAGAAGTTGCATCTTTTCCATTTGGCGATCATGATGACTATTGCGATAGTATGACAATGGCAGTGATGCGTTTTAGGCAAGGCGGGTTTATCGATTTAAAAGGCGAAGAGATTCCAGAGAACTGGTATCCAAGACGAGCAAGAGAGTATTATTAATCAAGGAGAAGACAATGGGATTATCACTAACAGAACCAAAAACTGGACCTTTAAGTAAAAAAGAAAAAGAAAAAAATAAAAAAAAGCAGAAAAATGTTAAAGGTCAAGGCTCAAACATAGAGGGTAATTTAAGAACTGGAAGAAACACTCAACAGTACAGTTACATGCCGGCTTCTGCTAAAGATGCTATCTATAAATCAAAAGCTAAACCAACGACACCAAAACCTAAAACAAAAGCTATGTATGGGCAGGGTCAAGTAATAGATGTTTCAACAAAAGGAAAAAAGAAGCAACTAGCTCTAAAGAAAGCAACAAAGAAAATGAACATGGGTGGTGTTATGAAGAACCGTGGTGGAATGTTTAAAGGCAGTTATTAATGGCAGGTAAAAAGAAATCAAAAGGTAAAGTAGTTGATTTTACTGGTAAGCATAAATTAGATAAGTATTTAACAAAAGATCAGATAAAGCAGTTAGATCCGTTTGGCGTGGACCTTCTTCTTCAGATTCAAGAAGGTGCTAATAAAGGTAAGAAAAGAAATTTAGGCGGTTACAATGTTACTAATCGTTTTTCAGATAGAATGCTTCCTAATAAAAAGAGAACAACAAGGATTACTTAATGGCTAGAGATAACGCTGTTGAATATAGTATTGACCAAGCTCAACGGATGTTTGGTAAAGGGGTCGAGGTTATTGGTCGTGCCGCTGGTATTGAATCTATATTTAATTACGGACAAGAGATAGTCAAACAACAAGACGAGGATATACGTCTTGGACAATACAAACCACAATATACAGTCGGACTTCGTGAAGCCTACAATCAAGGTGGTATTGATGATGGCATTGGTTGGTTACTAGAAAAAACTGGTGAGAACGTAGCAAGTGGTGGTGCAGCTTTAGTCGGTGGATTAGCATCTGCTTTAACGGCTCCGTTTAGTGTGCCTGCTGCAGCCTTGATCGGTGGAGCGACACTCGTTGGTTCGGGCATCATGGGCACTGGTGAAACTGCCGAGGAAATGGAACAGAAAACTGGTGATTACAATGAAGCAGTCGCCATCGGTGCAGGAACCATTATTGGTATCTTAGATAGATTTGGTGCTGGAAAAGTGATTCCAAAAGATGAACTTCTATCCATGACAGGAAAGCAGTTGATCAAAGCTTTAGGTGCAGAAGGTAAAACAGATGCTGCCAAAGAAATAGGAAAACGAATTGGTAAGTCGATAGCTTTTGAGGGTGCAACAGAAGGTGTACAAGAGGGAGTTGTTATGGGAGCCACTGGTCTAACTGGTGGTGAATATACTGGACTTGAGGTTGCCGATAGAATTTTAGAAGGAACTCTTTTAGGTAGCACAATGGGTGGTGCGACAACTAGTGGCATTGAAGCATTGCGTCAAGGACCGGGAGTCGTGAATCAAATACAAGATATTATGTCGGGACCTGGGCCTGGGGGTTTTACTCCACAGATGGCTATGGCAGGAGCACAACTTAGTCCAGACCGAGCACAGATGTCTTTAATACCAGACGTACCGAAGACAAGTGCTGAAATATTAATGAGTGAAAAAGCTGGAGATGAAACTGGAGGAGGCACCCCAGTAGATCCAGTTATGACAGAGGATCCAGATAAACTAACAAGAGATCCCGATGACAATATAGCCATGACTGATGGTGGCAGACACTTTTCAAGATTAGCCCTAAGACTACAACAACTTCCATTTAGTGCAGAGGGCTTGACGGGTAGACAAGTTCTTCAAGAGTTAGGTGTTCTTGGAGAGCAAGACAATAAAATGCCATCGAATAAAAAGAAAAGAGACTATGTAGGATCGATAACTGAAGTAAGAAATGTTGATACGGGTATTCCTAGTGTTAAAACTATAATGAAACCAGAAGTAGCAAGCAACCCAGAATTAAAAGCTAAGTTTATTGCTGCCAAAAAAGCAGGGGTACCTCCACCTGATGATTTAGTTGAAACTGTTCCTGTACTAGATAATGAAGGCAAACCAGTTACAATTAAAGGTCCTGCTCCAACATTTACATTTAATAAACAAGTAAAAGTACCTGGAAATTTTGTCATGGACGACCAAGGTAATGCAAAACCTGAGTTTGTGTCTAGCTCGACTCCGTCTTCAAATAAAGGTGGAGACTTATATCAATCTGGATTAGAAGATTTTCTATTTAAAAATTTAGATAATAAAATTTCTAAAGACGAATTATTAGATGAATATACAGCGTATAGACCACAATTAACAACAACACTTCTTTTAGGTAGTCAAGGACAAAGAGCTCATGGAACATATTCTGGTAGTAGTTTAGAATACATACAAAGAATTCCACAATTGGTTGAAGGTTTTACTCTTGCTCCGAATACGCCTGATAGAAAGTTTGATACTGTTTATGATGACTTTGGTATTGTTCAATACATTCCTAATCAAGAAACTCTTTTAGGACGTACTAGGTTTCCTTTTCCAACTAAAAAACAAGACGAAGAATTTCAAAGAAAAAACACAGATTCTATAACAAGAGCAAGACAAGCAATAGAGTCTGACGACTCTACTAATGATGATCCTACTAATGATGAGATTGATGCTTGGCTTTTGAAGAATGAGCCTAGTACAGTAGCAGAGCTTAACTCTTTAGCACAACAGTTAGGTTACAATGATCCATTCGGACAAGTACTTGATACAAGATCAACAGCCGTACCTTTTCATAAGTACTATGAAACTAAATCTATTTTAGATAATGCAGACAGTACGGGAACACTAACTGACGATCCTAACAGTGGTAAACCTACTTACATGGCTCATACCAGAGGTGAAATTGTTGTAGATAATGAGACCAATGAAGCTCTTGCACAAGCTTCTGAGACACAAAGCGATCTTCAAAGACGATACGAAAAAGATTTAGATAGAACTTTACCAGAGCCCGGAGCTTGGAGCTTTAGTGAAACCGATGATAGATACATGTTAACACCTAGTGACATGAGAACTCTTGACGAGGCAAAAGGTGCTACGATTGATTCAAAGCCAGAAGATTCACTTGTTACTTACGAAGAAGAAAAAAACGCACTTAAAGAGACACAAAAAAAGGTTGAAGAAGATACCCGTATGGAACAAGCTAGATTAGATGGGTATCTAAATGAGAAAAATAAATTAGTAAATCTACAATTTGTTCAAGATAAAATTGAAGGATTAGAAGAGCAAGAGTACGAGTTTACAAAAGAATTCTTACCTAAGTTTTTTAAAACAATAGATGACAAAATTCAATTTAATATTGAAACAAATAATATTCAAATAGATAACGAAAAGCAAAACGGTTCTTCAGCTGTGGAAGCAAGCAATATTGATAGAGATGCCAAAGATGCTTTTTATAGAGCTTATGAAGCAAAAAAAGAAAAATTAAAGGAAGCGGAACATTTAAGATTTATTAGAAACTTAAAAGATGAGTTTTATGACTACGGTGCTACGGGAGGAGATATTTCTAAGTTTCGTGAAATGTTATTAAGAAGAAAAGATTTAAATAATGCTATTCTTTCTATAAAACTGAGAGATAATCAATCTATGATGAGAACGGGTCTTCAAAAGAAATTCAATCCTGTTTACACATTTTTAGATGGTGTACCTTCTTTTATGCCCGGCTATGCTCAAAATAAATTTTTAAGAGAATCAGGTGGTTTACACGGAGAAGAACCGATTCATGTATATTACGGACAAGAACTTGAAGTGGACCCGCAAATAAATCAATTCTCTGTAAATGATCAACCCGTCTTTGGTTCTCAACCTCATCCATTATTTTTGAACAATCATATGATGCAAGGAGATGATGCTGTTTTGGTAAATAAAGAAAGCCATTTTGGTAAACATGATGTAAGAGATGATTTCAAAAGAAATGATTTTGAGTTTATTTTTGATATGATAGGAGGCGAGATTGAAAGAGAAGGTTTTAATTCAGATAAAACCAAAGCAGTCATAAAAGACTATATAGAATACCCAACAATGCAACCTGTTAACAGTTTAGAAGCCACTTCTTGGGTACAGAAAAAAGAAATAGAAAGAATGACTCCTCCTCAAAAAGCAAAAGCATATGCTGAGCATACTCAAAACATAGATAGCTTTATTTTAACTGCTTTAGGGCAAGGTATAAAGCCTTCTGAAATTTATCGCATGGTAAAGAATATTATAACAAAAGAAGTTTTAAACAGACAAGCAGCTAATATAATATCAAGAAAAACGGCTAATGAAGTTAGAAAAAAGCATAAGAGCGAGCTAGATCAAATACAATTTTTGGACAGAGGATTTGAAGACACCTCAGGTGAGTTTACTGAGAATGCAAGAATAGTTCGAGACATGCTTTCAAATGAAGCTATCGATACAGCAAGGTCAGCTAATAAAAAGTTGATAAATAAATTTGAAAAAGATCTAGGCTTTGTTCCCGTTTTTGCCCCCGAAACATATAACGAAGATGCTTTAGGTATGGGTGATGTTATTAATCGAGACAACAGATTAAATGATATAAGAAAAAATTTAGCAGATGCTTTTTCCTTTAAATTAATAAATCCAACTGAGCTTAATCTTCCTTCTGATACTGAAAGTTTTTCGGCTATATCAAACTTTAACCCTAATGTTTTTGAACAACTAGTAGCACAAAAAACATTGCAAAGAGGATATGACGGGCAAACAGTTCAATCTATAAATAAAGATATATCAGACTCTATTAAATTCTTAGAGACTTTTAAAAAAGAAGAACAAGAAGCTTCTGATGCAGTACTGGCTTACGATCCCGAAGGTAAAGAATTAGCAAGAAGGCTTTCTTTGATATCGGGGGACATTGGTAATGCAGACCCACAGCAAGTTAAAGATTTAATCAAAGCCATAAATGCAGGTAGAATAAAATTTAGAACACCTGCTTTTGGAGAAAGCTCTTCAGCAGACAGATTTAGCTATAGAAATTTAATACATTATGCTATGAATGATATGCCTAATCCTATAACTGGGGAAAAAGGTTTAGATGGAATTATAATACCTCATAGATTAGATCAGAAAGAGGTTCCTGGAGGAAGAGGTGGAACGGATGAAAGCTTTGGTTTAAATAAATATGAAGCGATACCTAAAAAAGTATTGGATGAAATAGCTAAAGAAACAGGTGCAACTGTTATACAAGACTATCCTATGCAATACAAAGGCAAGTCTGGTCGAGTTTATCCTTCAAAGAGACCCGTTACTAAATTAATATTTAATAAAGACTTCAAGGGTAAAGCAATTGCTCAATATAAAAAAGGTGGTATATTTGAGAAGTTTAGAAAGGTAAGTTAATGGCAATAGAACCAAGACAAATAGCAGGCATGGTAGAAGAGTCAATGGGAGCAGGGGGATCGATGATGCCCGAAGAAGATAGTCTAGCCATTGAACTAGATGACAGTCAAGACGTATTACCAGAAGGTATTGAACTAGTAGATGAAGAGGCAGTAGAAGTTGAAACCGAAGAATATAGACATGATGCCAATCTCGCAGAGGTTCTTGACGATGACATTCTTGGAGAACTATCATCTGATATACAAGCTAAAGTTCGTGAGGACTTAGAGTCCAGAGAAGATTGGGAAGAAGCTATATCAAAAGGATTAGGGCTACTTGGTATAAATTACGAAGATCGAAGTGAACCCTTCTTAGGAGCAAGTGGTGTAACACATCCTTTACTGTCTGAAGCCGTAACACAGTTTCAAGCACAGTCTTACAAAGAGATGTTACCAAGTGGAGGACCTGTAAAGACTCAAGTTCTTGGGACACCAACACAAGAAACTGAAGCACAAGCTCAGCGTGTAGAAGATTTCATGAATTATCAGATCACTGAAATCATGGAAGAGTATGACCCAGACACAGATCAAATGTTATTTTATTTGCCGTTGACGGGTTCTACCTTTAAAAAGATCTACTTTGATGAAACCAAACAGAGAGCCGTTTCTAAGTTTGTTCCAGCAGAAGATATGGTTGTTCCGTATTCAGCTTCTGATTTAAGAACAGCTGAAAGGGTTACACATGTAGTTAGAATGACATATAATGATATTCGTAAACTACAAATAGCAGGAGTATACAAAGATGTTGAACTATCTGAAACAAATGATGGTGAAGACGAAGGAACTATCCAAGAGCGTACTGATGAGTTGTTGGGATTACGTCCAAACTATTCTGATGACACTTATACCTTGTTGGAATGCCACATGGACTTGGACTTGGAAGGTTTTGAAGACAAGGATATGGAGGGGAATTCTTCGGGTATTATGTTGCCTTATATTGTTACCCTTGATCAAGGTTCTGGAAAAGTGTTATCGATTTCTAGAAACTTTAGAGAACAAGACCCATTAAAAAGAAAAAGACAATATTTTTCTCATTTCAAATTTTTACCAGGATTTGGTTTTTATGGTCTTGGCTTATTGCACACAATCGGTGGTCTGTCTCGTGCAGCCACATCAATTTTAAGGCAGTTAATTGATGCAGGTACGCTCTCTAATCTTCCGGCTGGCTTTAAATCTCGTGGTGTTCGCATTCGTAATGATGATGAGCCTCTTAATCCTGGGGAGTTTAGGGACATCGATGTCCCAGGCGGAGATCTTAAAAACTCAATCATCCCA